TTGCTATTTCTTAAGTTGTTCTTGAATGAGTTTTTCTGCTTCCGACAGAGTCGCTCTTCCTTGCATTTTGTTACTGAAGGAAATGTAGTCATTGATGATTGCTTCAATCTTTGACTGGTTGGTCTCTACAAACTCAACAGCTTTTTCTGTAGAACCAGTGATATTGCTCACCCATTCACTCAGTCTTGATACGACTGCGAGTTTCTTATCATCACCAGAAAGGAACGCTTCACCTTTGTCTTTTGCGAGCCGATTCTTTTCTTCGACAATCAAGATAAACTCTTTGATGGCCTTTTGAACGCTTGCATCAAAGACGATATCCTTTGCTTTGATAACTAACTCAGTAACGTTATCAGCTGTGTTTTTTAAGTCTTTCTTAACTTCCTTGACCACCTCAGAAAGTGGCTGATCTTTACCCATTTTTGATGTCACATACAGTGCTAACAATAATAGGGAAGTGATGAGTAGAATAATTTCAAGTGTTGTCATTCTCTTTGCCTCCTAAGCGATTATAGATATTGACTTGTGAATCTTCCAATCGAGATACTCGATGTTCTAGGACGTTGACATCCTTCTTTAGTGACTTGATATCTTGCGAGTGCATTTCAAGGAGATTAAGCATTTTTATGTTTTGCTTTTCTATTGTCTGCAAATTCGTCAAGATTTCATCGTTATTTGTTTTGTTCTTCTGTTCTTGGCGGTTGAATTGCTTGATGGTGGTCAAGATGACTACGACCATTGTTACAATCCAATACACCAAATTTTCCATTCTAAATAGACTGAGTATGTTTTCCCAGTTCATCCTTCATCACCTTATCCTTGTAATTTTCTATGTAAGCTAGTGCTTCTCTTAACAATGGCATGTACTCTAAGCCTTTGCTTTTGTTCCAGTTCTTTTTGTATTCAATCATGTGTGTATACCAGGGCTCGTGAACAACATGGCGATATCTTCCAGTTTCATCAACATGATCCAAGATTCCACGCACCCTTAAAATGTGATAATGTGACTTTTGCGGTTC